GTGCCTTAATCCGGGCGTCTTCTGCGATAGCTGCATTAAGGTCAAGCGTGGTCTTATATTTCTGCATTGCTTCAAAGCCAACGCCCATGCTGTCAAGTGTGTCTAAATCCTTCTGAACCCGGAGAAGATGCTTGTCGATTTCTGCTTCAATGGATTTCATGGAAACGGAAGCATTCAGCCATCTTGCATCATTGCATTCCATCCATACAGGCGTTTCCTTTGCTCTCCAAAGCGCGTTGATTGCTTCAAGCTTGTCCGCTTTCTTCTGATCCTCAAAAGCCTTAACCTGCTTATCCACGGAAGCGGTTGCCGTGTCGATGATGCCGCAAAGCTCTTTGACTTGCGCTTTGAACTGGTTGAAGGGCTGCATGAAATCCTTTTCCTGCCGGATGCGCTCATCATTCAGGGCTTTCTTCAGCCGGTTCAGGTTCGCCCGGTCTGCCTTCGCCGCCTGAATCTGGTCATCCGTGTACACCATAGAAGCGTAGACGTTGACCTTTTCCGTCAGCTCCCGTTTCAAATCCTCATAGTTGAAGCTGATCTTGCCGGGAATCTGCAATTCTGTAACTTTTAGTTCCACTTGTTTTCCTCTCCTTTTTATATTTCCGGCAGCAGAAGCGCCGGTTTTTTCTTGCTCTTGACGTACTCCCAAAATTCAGCGCCTTTTTTCATCAGGTAATCCATGTCGCCCTGAACATCGTCCCTTTCGATGAAATAATGCCGCGTCTGAAGATAGGGGATTCCGTCAAATTCCGTTTTTAGCTGTGCCTTTAAAATGCAGAAGTCAGCTTCTATGACTGCCATGTAAAAAAGGCATTGGCAGAAATAGTTGTCCGGGATTCTGTGATCCCATTTTTCCTTCTGCATGGATTGCAGAATGTTTGTGGTCTTGCATTCCCACACGCCGAGCCGCCCGTTTTCGTCTCGTAACCAGCCGTCAAGGGAAGCCAGCGCCCACGGATACCGGGTATTTCGGAAGCTGTTGTTTTCTTCGTAGAAAACCTGATACTGCGGAAAATCCAGCTTGAACAGCTCGCGCAAATGGTGTTCTGCGTTTGTGCCGTACTGCACATAAGGCTTGTCGCTGATGTCTTCCGGCTCGACAAGACCGGTCTTGATTTCCCAGAGATGATAATTGTCAAGGTATGGATTCATGCCAACCACGGCGCTGATCTCTGACCCGCCGATGCCCTGCATCCTGTGTTTCAACCATTCTTCCCGACTTGTCAGGATCGTTTTTTCAACCATTCGTTTCAATCATCCCTTTCGTAGATTGCAGCAATCTTCTTTATTGAAGTTCACGCATTCTTTCCAATATTCGTAATGTTCCGATACATCCTCACAGACGGACACTTCATCAAAGCCGGTGACTTTTGACAGGTACTCGATTTTCTTTTCCAGCGGCAAGTGCTGATAGCCGGATTGCTTGACCGTGTAATCGGAATAATCCAGCGGAAGCCATTTCTTAATCCAATGGTTCACGCGCAGAAATTCAACGATGATCTTGTTGCAGCGGATTCCGTTCAGCCGGTTAAAGTCCACGAACTGCGGCAGGAAGGGCGAAAGCCTGACAGCCACATCAAAACCGGCGTCATACAGCGTTTCAATCGCCTTTATCCGGCGTTCGGTGCTGACTGCCTTTTCGCACGGAATCCATGTCGTGCTGATCTGAATGTGTGCAAGCTGCTTGTCCAGAATGTTCATGTATTCACAAACCAAGTCAGACTTCGTAACAATCAGATAGCCGATGTCGTACTTGTTCAGCAGCTCCACCGTGCCTTTGGTGATCCGCTCGCGGCGCTCTATCGGCTGGAAGCAGTCTGTCATACCGCCAAGCCGGATGATCGTTCCCGGTTCAAGCTTTGCAATCTTGCGTTCGATCCGCGCAAGGCTCGCCGCTGAAGGCTCTACAGCGTCCCACAGGCCGCGAAAGCTAAGCAATGACTTTGCATAGCAGTAAGAACAATCGTGCTGACAGCCGCAGCCGTAGGTGTCAAGGCGCTTGTTGTAGCGGCATTTCCCGCCTTCGTTGCCGGTGACTTCCTTGTAAAAGCTTTTGAACTCTTTCATTGCTAAACCCCTTGAAAAATAAAGATTTAGCAGATTCGGGGCTTTGCGTGGCACTGTCATTCGTAAGGAACGCCGATGTATTCAAGAACTTCTTTCAGGCCAAGCTTGTCCATGCAGTAGGCGTATTGCTCCGGATGGGTGATCTTCATGCGCTGAAACCTGTTAGGCTCTTTCTCAAGGTGACAGCCGAACATACAGAACATACAGCCCGTGCGGTTGCAGCCTGTCGTTTTCATCCGGTCTTCCGGTTCGTAACAGCCGAGATAATCAATAAGATTCATCTGGTCTGCAAGTTCCGGATGATCGTCAACCTTGATCTCTCCGTACACCGGGCAATACGGAACGTTGAATTGCTTTATGTAGTGCAGAATGTCTTGTTCCGTCCAGAAGGAAAGTGGCTGTGACGTTGGCATTTTAGCTTCAAAAGCATTGCACCCATTAACAAGCCACGCCTGTTCACGGTTAGGGCTTTCGGTTGCCATCGTGCCAATGATCGCTTTTCTTCCGGTCAACTTTCCATATTGGTTGATCGGTTTGTGTTTCATTACGGCGCAGCATTTGGCAGACACCATAAAAGGTGCGTCTATCAAAAAAGCCCATTTGCCACCGGTAACAAACTTTGTCCATTCTTCACCACGAATCCATCTCGCCCTTTTGCTATCTGGATTCCGTTTTGCTGTTTCCACATATCCGGCAACGCGCTTTGAAACAACCGGATAGCCATATTTCTTGATGACTTTATCAAACCGCATTTCAGGCCGGAGAATTTCAACGTCCGGATTGAAGCAGTCATATTTCCCGGCTTTCACTTCTCGGACAAAATGCTGTATTTCGGGATATTCAAGTCCGGTATTGACGAACACTGACGGGACATCCGAATAAATGGAATCAACAATGTGCTTCAAAACCGTGCTGTCCTTGCCGCCGCTGAAGCTGACATACACTGCGCCCGGATAAGCGGATTCGATGTATTCAGTTTCTTTCATCGGTGGTTCTGCCGAATAGTCCCGGTTGTCAAATGTGACGAATCTTGTTTTTCCAGTGGATTTGTCGTAAATTTCATAACGCCACCACGATTCATACCAAGCCCTGATCCGTTCCTTTGTCATTCTGATTTTTGCCGTAAGCGGTAGGCTTTGCATCTGCGCAAGATCGCCTTTTGTGTGTCGCGGGTTCTCAACTGACAAGATCGTCCACCGCCTTCCGGAAATGCATGTCAAGGCAATCTTTGCAGATATATTCGCCGTTGATTTCGTAACAAAAATCGTCCTGTATCGGCTCGCCGCAGCAATCGCAAACGGGAAGGCTATTCAGCCATTCTTCCTGCTGCCGGTCGTAGCGGTCGAAATCCGAAAGGGGATCGTCCGTAAAAATCATTTGTTCGCTCGCTTCCTTTCTGCTTCGTATTTGGCCATGAGCAGCGCCACCGCTGCTTGCTCCCGGCGCTTTTCGCGCCTTGCTCTTTCTTCGTCAGTCAGGATCGGGCGATATACCCTGACCGTCATTCCCGGATATTTCAATATTGTCGGCTCGCCATATACATCCTGCTGACCATTCACAAAAACACTCCCTTTCCGTTATGATTCAGCCTATTCGTCGGCTGGTTGTCCGGATTCCGGTTATTCTTCCGGGATGTCCTTGAACAGCAGTTCCAGCGTGTCCAGCGTCCAGCCGTCAGCCATAAGCTGCTTGCCGCGCTTTTCCATCCAGCGGAGCTGCGCAAGGTACTTGCGCTTTCTGTAAATGAGCCGCATTTCTTTTTCCGCCATCTTTACGGCTTCCGTGTTGCGCAGCCGGGCAATCTCGCTGTCAATCAGTTCGTCCGGCGTGATTTTTCTTGGCATGGTAGTTGCTCCTTTCTGTTAAGAAATCTTAACTTTTCGGGTAAAAAAATATTCTGCGTTTTCCGAAAGGGGGATTCCAAGGACTTCACACGCCTTCGCAATCTCGGAAATCTTCCATTCCAGTTTCCCATTCAAGCGTTGACTAAGGGAAACTGTGTTCATCCCGATTGCTTCAGCAAAGGCTTCCTGCGTCCCGAACACCTCACGGATTTTGCCGCGAAGCTTGTTGTAGCTCATGCAAAACACCTTCCTTTCTGACCTGCCATCATCAGTACCGGGCGGTCATCCCCGGCAGACGGCCTTTTTAGACCGTTTCGGCATTGTAGATTTTATATGGATTGCTCTTGCATGAAAGGCACGGCTCGAAGTGCCAGCCCTGCACGCTTCCGCTTTTGCCGAGCGGACAGACCTTATTGCAATGCTCTGTGCATTTTCCGCAGGTGTATTTCCGGTTTTCGCCCGGAAACAAAAGCTGCTTGCTGACTTCGATTTCCGCGCCGCAGAACACACATTTTGCTTTCATCTTTCTTTCTCTTTTCTGTCCAGATAGGCAAGCATCTGCTCGATTTCATCTCCCGACCAGCCGATAGACAGAAGATACCGTTCAAATTCCGCCCGGCTCTCGAAGCGCTCTGCACAGCGGTCAGCGACATATTTTGCGTGATCCCACGTCCATCCAGTCATTTTCATTTTTGTAGCTCTCCCGATTGAATGCCTTTCCATTCCACAACTTCAAGCTGGAAAAATTCAACTTGATTTTTAGGATATGCTGCAAGCTCAAATCTGCCGTTTGATCTGCAAACGCGGAAATAATCCCGGTCGCGTATTGCATACGGAGATAAATTCGGGATTATGCCATTTGTTTTGCAAGCGGTGAAAAAACGCTCTTTTTCTTCGCTGCTGTTGCAATGGATAATCGTTTGGCAGCCAAACTTTTTCATTTCATCCCAAAACATAGGCTTATCCTTTCCGGGCGGTTTAGCCGCCGCCCGTCGGCTTTATTTTCTGCGCGAAGCTCTTGCGTTCTGACTGTCGAAAGTGATGAAGCTAAATTCGCCGCCATCGAGAATGTTTTTCCACGCAATGTACTTTGCTGTGTCTTTGTCAGTGGCTTCGATTTTCTCTGTTTTACACCAACGTCTGTGAAGTCCGGTTTCTTCGTCACGCGCTGTAAATGATGTATGCACAGTGTAAAGCATTTCAATTTCCTTTCTGCCTGTTGGCTGCCGGTTAAGTTTTCTTAACTTCTGTGATTATTATACTGCTATAATTTCAAAAGTCAAGCCAAAATTTTAAGAAAACTTAATTATTTTTCTCCGCTTATGAATTTTAGTTGCCTTTTCTTAATTTCGGTGTTATTATCATTTCGAGAAAGGGGTGATGATGTGAAAAGTCAATACGAAAGAATTTCCAGTCCGTCAGAGCGACTGAAAGAAGCCCTTGATATAAGAGAAATGAAAGCGGCTGAATTGTCGGAGCGATCTGGAATTAACAAACCGTCTATAAGCTGTTATCTATCAGGGCGATATGAGCCAAAACAAGAAGCGTTATACAAAATGGGAAGAGTGCTTGACGTAGCTGAAATGTGGCTTGCCGGGTATGATATACCGATGGAACGACCGAAAGAGCAAAAAAACAACGATGCCATTTCTGACATCGTTGTAAAGTTGCGCAGTGATGAAGAATTCCTATCTATTGTAGATAAAATTAGTAAGATGGATTCTGAAAAGCGGAAAAGCTTAAACGCTTTTCTGGATTAAATGCCTGTGGATGCTTTGAGCATGATTTGATAAATAAGGTCTAATAGTTCGACATCATTGCATCTTTCTAATAGTTTGACAATTTCGTGTATGTATGTTGACTTATCCATTTTAGACATCCTTTCATTAGAAGGGAACTAATGTTCTTCGGGTTAATTTTACGAAATTGCAATAAAATTTGAAACCAGAAACAAATACCATTTTTGTAAAAGGTTGCCCGGCCACCGTGCCACCGAGTGACCGGGCAGAGCAGATCGGTTGCAGCCCCTCACCTGCTATGGCTACAGCATAGCAAGACAACGCGGGAAAATAAACGCATGAATCGGGATTATCAAGTCTGTTTCGCATTTTTACAAGTCTAAATTAGGATTGTGAGGAATCAGGCCATGAAAAAAGCCCCGGCGCAGACGATCATTCAGCAGATTCAACCGCAATGCAATACCCTGCACCTGAAAATCAAGGACGAAAAAGACCGGCAGCACGAAACAAACCAGAGCATAGCAGATCATACGGGCATACCGATTTCCAACGTGGCAAAGCTGTTTTCCGGCTCTTTGTCAAGCCCCAGCGTGTTTTATGTCGCAGCGATTTGTGTCTATCTGCATTTGTCATTGGACGGCTTGATGGAGATCATGCCGCCAAAAGAGCCAGACACGGGAACGGTTGCCGAGCTTCAAAATAAGCTGAACAGCGCGGAGCAGCAGATAGAACACCTGAACGAAAAGTGCCGGATGCTGGAAGACGGGATAAAGGAGCGGAAGCCGGTCATTTATACGCTTGCCGGTCTGTGCATCTTCCTTTCCGTCGCCCTGTGCAGCTATATAGTAATGGACATTAGCAACATGGATTTTGGCTTTTTCACCGCCGATAACCGCTTGGAAAGGCTCGGACTGCTTGCTTCCGCGGTGATTGCGGTCATCCTAACGGCAATGCAATTTATAGAAAAGGCCAGAACGAAAAGAAAGAAGGATAAAGAGAACGACAACTTAATATAATCAAACAATAACCCACGAAAGAAGCTGATCGTTTTGTATTATCAACCGAAGATAGATTTTAAGCCGGAAGAAGTCATTGATTATTTAAGAAAATCCCGCTCGGATGATCCGCTGCTGACTGTGGAAGAAGTCCTTTCCAAGCATGAAGCCATGTTGGACGAATGGGCAGAAAAGCACCTCGGCGCGGTCGTGCCGGAAGAGAATAAATACAGGGAAGTGGTTTCCGGCGAGACAATAGCCGAGCGCCCGGAGATCAACCGCGTTTTGAGATTGATAGAATCGCCGAAATATAAGGCCGTCGCCGTGGTAGAGCCGCAGCGTCTGACCCGTGGCGATCTTGAAGACATAGGGCGGCTGATGAAGCTGCTGAAGCACACAAACACGCTTGTCATCACGCCGCAGCGCATTTATGACCTGCGGGATGAATACGACTGGGACGCCTTTGAACGCGAGCTGAAGCGCGGAAATGACTATCTGGAATACACAAAAAAAATTTTGAACCGTGGGCGGCTGCTGTCCGTCAGTCAGGGAAACTATGTCGGCAATACGCCGCCATACGGATATGATAAAACGTTCGTCACGGAAGGGAAGCGGAAGTGCCCTATCCTTGTTCCGAATAAGGCAGAAGCGGACGTTGTACGCATGATGTTTGATCTCTATGTAAACAAAGACATGGGCTGCACAAACATCTGCAAAAAGTTTGATGAAATGGGAATCAAGCCGCCGAAAGGGGATTATTGGTCTCCGGCTGCCATGACAAAGATGCTTCAGAACATTCACTATATCGGAAAGGTAAAATGGAATCATCGAAAGACGCTGACCATTGTTGAAGAAGGGGAGTTTAAGAAGACGCGCCCGGTTGCACAAGTAGGGGAGTTCCTGATCTACGACGGAAAGCACGAAGCCATTATTCCCGAAGAGCTGTTCAACGCCGCACAAGCCAAGAAGGGAAAGAACACGCGCCAGAAGCCGAACACGAAAGTCAGAAATCCGTTAGCCGGTCTGATCTGGTGCAGGTGCGGACGCGCTATGTCTCTTCGGACATACAAAAACCGCGATGCAGCGCCGCGCCTTTTGTGCGACGGACAAACCCATTGCAAAACCGGCTCTTGCCTGTATTCCGAAATGGAAGAGCGCGTAATATCGATCCTTACGGATTGCATCAAGGATTTTGAAATCCGCTTGAAGAACGACGAAGGCGATTCTGCCAAGCTCCACGCACGGCTTATCAAGAATCTGGAAGCCAAGCAGAAAGAGCTTGACGAAAAAGAGCTTGCCCAATGGGAAGCGCAAGCTGACCCCGATCCGGCAAAGCGGATGCCGCCGCATATCTTCCAGCAGCTAAACGAAAAGCTGTTGAAGGAAAAAGAGGAAGTCAGACAGGCGCTTTGCAAGGCTTACGAATCCATGCCCGAACCTGTAAATTACGAAGAGAAGATCACGCAGTTTTCCGAAGCGCTCAACGCCTTAAAAGACCCAAACATTGACGCGGCAACAAAAAACAGGCTCTTGAAAGCCTGTATCGAACGCATTGAGTATCACCGGGACACGCCGCAGCGGATTAAAAGCCAGCAGGTGAGATATTACGACCAGAAACAGAAGCGCACCCGCTACAAATCGCCGCTAAGCACGGGCGGCAACTGGACAAGCCCGGAGATCGTGCTTGATGTTAAACTGAAGGCGTGATTCTTCGCGCCGTCCATTTCCATCAGTTGTGCGCACATTCAACCGCGCATGACTGATGGATATAATCAAAACAAGGAGCTGAAACCATTGAAAACGCTTGGATTGCTTGAAAAGCTGTTAGTCGCTGGAATGATAACCGAAGAGGAATACAAGGAGAGGAAAACGGTGTATGTAGAATCGCTCTTGGAACTCTATTGTCTGGGGATTATATCACGGGAGCAGATGGAAGAAAAGCTGAATTGTTAATTGCCTTTAATGGGAACGGTCTTGCTGCCGTTCCTTTTTTGTTTTTGCTCTTGTTTTTTGCCATTTGACAATGTAGAATATTGTCAAATTTCAGATAACAGCAACGGGGGAAAGCTGTATGATTATTGAGGTCAAAGAAACCACATACAGCAGTCCGCAGTAGATGAATTTTACCGTGAAGTGATCCCGAAGAATCAAGGAAAAAGGATGAAGCGCACATAATGAGGTAAATGCTATGGGCTTATTTGATATTTTCAAAAAGAAGAAACCAGAGCAGGTAAAGCGCGCAGAAACAGATGATTTTAATCCGCTGGATATGAACAGCGTAATTGCATGGTATAAGAACCAAAACCCAACAGCAAGCGAGAAAGATGTATTGCGCTTTGTGTCGAAGCTTGCAGAGCCTGAAGAAGATCAAGACCATTTAACGCCTGAAGGCGGCTTGCCTTGGGGCTGGCGCAGAGTACACGAAAAAGAAATCAAGCGATATGAAGCCCAATATCAAAAGATGTGGTCTGCGTGGCGTGATAGCCGTTTTGATTCCACGCTCGCTCATTTTGCCGCCTTAGAAGCGTTTGTAAGCTACATGAACAGAACAAAGAAACTGCTTGAGAAAAAGGGCGAGTGTTTTAATTATTGGCGCGACGAACTATTCACAGATGAATTTCTTGATCGTTGGTCAAAAGAATTGGACAACATGAGAGAAAACATTGACGCTCTTAAAATAGAATATGAAGCGAAGCAAGATTTTGAAGCAAATATTCTCCCTAAACTTGAAAGAGAATTGCTGAAGATTATAAAGGAAAATCCCGGCGTGCTTCAAAAAGATGTTTACAAGATGTTTGACCCGATTGCCAAAAGCCACATTCAAGAAAAACTGTACTCTGCTGAAAAGTCACATAGAATACGCCGTGAAAAAAGCGGAAACACATACAAACTATTTCTGAAATAAAAAGAAGGGGAAGGCTCGCGCCTTCCCCTTTTCATATGATGAACGATATATCTATTGGCAACCATGTATTATTCGGCGCGTCAGCCCATGCAGCGCCGTTTCTGTATCGAGCGAAACGCACAAGCCCCGCCGCCGTAACGGTGCAAAGCCAAATTGCCGTACCGCTGCCCTGACAAATGAAATTGCCCTGCACTTCCGGTCTGTATCCTTCGGGAAGCGTCGTAATGGTCACGTTATCCGTGCCGCCCGTCAAGGTTGCCTTCGGCGTGACAACGCCCTTCAAATAGACAACGCCGCCGACCTTCCTATATCGCAATGTGTTTCCGGCGTTTGCGGCGTATGTCTCAAAGTCGCTTGTCAGCTTTGCCGTTATCCATCCGGGATTTTCTGTTATTGAATACCCGTTACGGAAGATGACCGGAAGGCCAAATTCAATGCCTTCCGCAAGCTCTGATACCTTGCCAAAAGCAAGGCCGCGCCCGGAAGCATTGAAGTCCAGCAGCGTGAACGCCGTGGGAATCTCCACGGTTTTTCTGATCGTGGTGAAATAATCTGTCACCGATAGCCTGACATCATAGGCAGAATCAACATTCAAGTCGGCGGCGGTTATCAGCGTGGTTGACAGGGTGTACCCTGTGCCCTCTTTCAGCTTTATCCATGTGCTTGATGCCCTTGCTTTGTATTCCAAAACATATTTGCTGGTGTTTTGGTTTGAAACAGGGGAGATATTGAAGCCGAAGCCAATTTTGCCGTGTGTGCCGTCATAGTTTTCCGTGCCGTCTGCCAAGCATCGCACAGCGGATATTCCACGGATGACAGGCGCAGCATAGGCAATAACCGTCAGCGTCTTTGTGGCCTTCGCTGTGCGCCCTCTGCTGTCTGTGACGGTGATCGTGACGGATTTCGTGCCGCTGGACAGCGTACCGGTTACGGGCGCTGCGCCGGTGTAGCTCTTTCCGTCAACGGTCGTTTTGTATGCCTTGATGATAGAGCCGTAAGCACCCGCCGCCACAATGCCGATCTTGACCTTAGACTTTCCTTGCACAAAAGCGCCGAACTGCACCGCAAGCCCGGAAACTGTTTCCGTAATGGAAACGGTTGAAATTGTCGGGACAACAGCAGCCGGGACATTTGCCTTGAAGGATACCGTCTTTGTGCCTATCAGCGTATTTCCGTTGTAGGTCTTGCATGTGATTGTACATGTGCCGGACGTGCCGGACGGAATCTGACTTGCAAAGGAAAGGGGAACGTCCCAAGCCTTGCTTGTGCCAAGGCCGCTGCCAATTGTGCCGGTTGCGTTGCCGAACTTATATGTCAGCGTGTGTGTAAAGGCGCTGGATGCCCTCGGCATATTGATTGTGATACTCGATCCCATGTTTACGCTGCTTGCTGACAGCGTGGGCGTCGTGGCGCGTGGGATCGTGTCGAATGTGCCGCTGCCGGATGCCGTAACATCACCATAGTATGTACCGCCAAGCGTGACCTTGATGCCGATGGTGGACGCGAAAGAACAAGTCTTGCTTCCGTCCGCGCTATGCGCCACCGTGACGGTCTTTGTGAACAGCGTCTTTGTCTGATTGCCGGACAGGGAAGCGGAGAAGGAAAACGTGTATTTTGTGCCGTTGATCGTCAGGCTTCCGCTCTTGCTTGCGCTGCTGTTGATGGTGTAGCTTGCGCCGGTTGATACAAGCTGCACCTTGACCGTTACGCTGGAAGTGTTGTTTGCCGCAGACTGACTGCCAACCGTCCAGACGATTTTCATCTGATAGCCTGTCCGGATCGCCTTTGTTATCGTTCCTGATTTAGCCATACCAGCGCCCCCTAAAGCGATAGCTTTTTGAATGACAGGTTGCCGTTTGCGCGGGGAATGAAAGCGAAATCGCCGAGCTGTAACGAATGGATAAAATGCCCGTCCGTGACGTATAGCTTATTGTCCGAGAAATACGCCACTTCAACGGCGTCCTGAAGAAAAGAAATCCGGTCGTTGCTAATTTTCAATTCAAGCTCATTTCCGACCTGTCCGAGCAGAATAGAGCCGTCCACAAAGCGGATATACTTCCGTATCTCTTCAAACTCTGCATCCGTACCAGCCGCTACCGCTTCGATGTCGGCGCTGAACTGGTTGAACTGGATTTCAACGCTTTCCTTCGTCTGCTCAATCTGCGTACTGACAGAGGAAACAAGAGCGTCCGTATCGTCTTTCAGATAGTAGTTTTCCGCAACGGTTGACTTGATGTTTTCTTCGGACACCTGCAAGGATGCAAGCAAATTCTGTTCCACGTTGTAAATGGCCGTAGAAGCCGTTTTGGACGCATTTTCTATTTGCAGTATAATTTCCCCTTGTGCATCGGAAAGCCCCGCAAGCGCCCCGGAAATGCCCTCTAATGCGCCGCCAAGCGTCAACTTGTTTGCGCCCGGCTCTAACAACTTCAAAGACAGCTTTGTCACAAGAAAATTCTGGTCTATCCCGTGCGGATCGCTTGTAACTTTGACGTATGTTCCAAGGTGGAAACTGCTGAAGGAAGCGTCAACTGCCGCAAGGTCAGCCGCTGTCAGCTCTATGGTTTCCGGCTGGTTGACAAGGCTGGAAAGGTATGCTTGTCCCTTTGCCAGAAGGTTTGACGCTTCGGTCACGTCATCCCATGTATGCGTTGCAAAAATAAGGCCGTACCTGTCGGCGGCTTCCTCATCGACGATATAATCAAGGCCGTCATTGACTGCGGCAACCGTCAGGCGGTTGTCTGTGTCCTTGCCTTCACCGTCCTTCAGCTTTGCGCCAAGCGGAAAAAGCGCCGTTGCAATGTCCGCGCCCTTCCTGATCCGCTTCAGGTCAAGAAGATTCTTTCCGAAGGTGATCTTCTGCGGAGAAAGTAGCGTGAAATCTTGCAGATAATCAATGTAGTTGATATAGCCTTCATGCCGGATGACGATATAGCCGCCGAGCAGGTCAATCAGCTTCTTTTGCACTTCCGTCCATGTATCAACATGGTCAATATTGGAACGGACGATATAATCATTCGGATCGGTGACAGTCACATTCCCGACCGTGAACCATTTGGATTCTTCCACCTGTGCATTATGGTTATCTATCAGCAGATTCAGGAAGCCGGAAACCGTCCCGGAATAGTCATAAGGGCGCTGGATGCTGTCCAAAAGGAAAGCAAGCTCGCCCTCGCAGGTCACATGCTTTTCGTTGTAGCGGCCTATTTCATCGTCAAGAACGCGCCCACGGAAGATTAAATAATCATCCTGATAAACCGTGATGATCGACCGCAGCTTTTTTATTGCGCTGTACTGTGGATGATCGGGATAAACTGTGAATTGAAAGCTGCCGGTCTTGTTCAGCTCCAATTCCAAGGACGGATTGAAGATTTTCAGGCTTTCAAGGCTGCTGTTATACAGCGTCGCGCCGTCACAATATACCCTGTACATAATCACAGCCCCGCTTCCTGATAGGAAAAGGAAATCGTTCCTTCTCCGCTGACGGAAACGCTGTTGTTCCCGGCCTTCAGTTCCATTTCCGGCAATGTGTAGCTGCCGCTGCCCAAGTCCCAAATGTTGTATGTTTCATAAACGATATGCAGGGCGCTGTCTGCTGTGATCGTTACCAGCGGAACAACGCGCTTTCGGAGATTCGGCAGGGAAATCACGCTTTCGCCGTTCACTGTCTGCGTGACAACGGTTTTTGCAAGCTTGTATTTGTACGGCTCGCAATCGCACTCCACGCTTATTTTGCCGATGTTCTTTTCATTCGTGAAAGAAGAAACGAAGCACCGCCCGACATAGTAAAAAAGCGGATCATCGTCAAGGATGATCCGCTGCATTTTACCGTGTATCGCGTTTTTGATGGTTGAAAAAAGTGTAAGGAATTCGCTTTGTGGCACTATCGTTGAAAACTTGAATTTGTGCGTGACGTTCTCATACTTCGGTTCTCCGAAAAACTCTGTCAGATCAAGCGCCCCGTCTGCACCGGGAACGTCAATTTCAATCGTTTTCACTTTCGGGGCTGCAACTTCCTTCGATGTCAAAAGCAGATTGAAATCATCGTAGCTGTTATATGTGCCGAAAGTGATTCCCTTCATGATTACACCCCTTATTCTCATTTATTAAATTTTATAAGAACCTCTTTCGCTGTTCCGTTTACATTAAGAAGAACGCGGTTTGTGCGTTTTGGAATGCCATTAACATTCAGCCATATCGTATCGCCAAGAAGCGCGGGGGCGGTAAAGGTCGCGGTTTGGACAGCGACCGCGGCACCAACGCCGCCGACCTTTGCGGTTATCGTTACGCCCTCTCCGGCTTCGCCGACGAAATAGAACGTTGTCGTTCCTTTTGATACGTCGAAGGACGTGTCCGCCGTGCCGGTAACGCCGCCAATGTCGCACCGGAGCGTCCATTTGTTTGGAGGGTAATATGTGCCGTATTCGCCGTTGCCGCTCGTCAGCTCTGCTTTAATAGCAAACTGCCCGCCATTCAGTCGTGCGATATACAGTTTTCCGGTAAGTCTCCAATGGTTCGAGACTCCCGAAATACTTTTTTCCTGCTCCCAAGCGCTTCCAGACGGCAGCGTCGGGGCGGTCAGTGACCATGCCATTCAGCTCACCTCACACAGAATACTTTAGGTATATGTCGCCCGGCTGCCAAGCGGCAGGCGGCGTTTCGCTCGTCCCGGTGTAGATGTGCCGCACCTGATCGGCGGCAAGGCCGAACTTCGTATACGGGATATTGTCAGCAAGCTTTTCGGCAGTGACGGACTTGTCGGCATATTTGGGCGTTGTGAGCGATCCGTCCACGATCTGCCCGCTTGCCGCCTGTTCGATGGCGGCGCGAAGCTGCGCAAGCAGCTCGGTGAACTGTGCGTTGATGACGCTTGTGTCGATGCTCAACGTGTCGGTCACAAGGCCGCAGACGTCCGGGTTTTGCCGTTCATCCGTAATCATGGAAGCCGTGATCGCGGTCGTACCGGCAGCAACGGCAATCTGCGCAAGGCTGATCTGCCGCTTCGTTCCGCTGTTGGTCAGCGCCGGAGCTGCCGCCGTGCTGGATGCCGCGCCTTTCAGGATTTTAATTTCCGGGCGGTCAACATAGTTCGTGGTTTTCCACTCGACAATAACGCGGTCAATACGATTCAGAACGCCGTCCGCCGCGTCAATGGCAAGCTGCAACTTCGCGCCGCTTACGCTCTCTGTGTCATTCCACCAGACCACGCCGTCATTGTTTGCGTTCGACATCCAGCCCGTGCCGTCCGAGACAGTGACAGCCATTCCCGGCGTTGCAAGCGCGGCAACCGCCGCATTTCCTGACGCGGCGAAAACGCCGGATGTTCTGCCGTGCAGCCAGCGCATAACGTCTTCCGCGCCGCTGTATTCATCCTGATTGTTCGGGAAACTCTTGATTTCAGACATTTAATTTCATCTCCCCTAATGCAGTTAATATTGGATCACCGAGAACAATTTCGGTGCTTGTGCTGTTTGCGTCCATTTTATACTTCACGCCGGTAATCCGGGCGTTGAAGGACACACCGAAGCGGACGGAGACGCATGAAACGATGTCGCCGAGATTGTAGGCAACGCCAAGATCAGTGCTGTCAATCGCAACGGAAAAGGACTTGCGCCGAATGCGCTTGCCAAGTTCCATTGTGGCATAGGCTCTCGCCCGCGCCTTGCAATCGTCCGCGATTTCTTCGTCTTCCTGCCGGACGTTTGTATCGAACCAGACTTCGCGGCGCGTGTCGCCGGTTGCTGTGCCTACCTCTTCGATGAATTCAACACCGTCTTTCAGCGTTCCCGTGGCATAAGCAAAGTTTTTCAGCGTCGAATCATCGTCATTAATTACAAGCTCCTGCGCTGTGCCTTGCTCTTCGGAAAAAACAACGGCGTGAATGCCGGAAGTCAAATCAGCGCCCTTGTAGATTTTGAATGTGTGGGAAAGCGTTTCGGCGTTCCACACCATTTTCTGACCAAGACCGGCTTCTTCCAGATAGGGCATGATCTCATCCAGAAGCTGACCGCCTTTCAGAATCGCGTCTGTGGCTTCTGTAAGCCCCGCAGCAGCCGCCGTCGCAAGTCGTGACATATTCCGCAAGTTCGCGTTGACAAGCGCATACACGCCGCTTTCCAGCGTTGTCAGGTGGTGTTCGGACGCAATACAGCGCTTATTCAGCAGCCAGTTTGCTGTGTATCCATTCGCCGTGATTCGGCTTTGATCCGTGTCGTGCTTTGTGTTGACAATGATATACGTTACGTTTCTTTCCGTGTCGAAAAGCATATTGCCGACCTGAAGCGCCTTGATGTTGTAATCATTGACCTGCGCAACAACGGTCAGCTTGCCGATGTCGTTGTAGTAGACGGACATTTGAACGGAAACGGCGTGTTTCAGCTCATAGCGCGTGGAGAAGTCCGAAGGATAGATTTCAAGGCTCATAGCGCGATCCCCACAATCTCCGTTGCAAAGTCAACGTCCACCTGAAGGTTTTCCAGTCCGGACGCAGCTTCCGGCTTCAGAACGTTATCACCAACATCCAGCCGGAACAAATTGCTTGACAGGCTCAAAGCGCCCCGGCAGTCTCCGTCCACGGATGACGTTACATAGGTTCTTTCGTGCGTGATCTCGACGACCAGCCTTTCCCCGCTGACAAGCGTTTTCTTGATAAGCAGGAATTTTCCAGTTGTGGCGTTCGTGATCTTTGGGTTTGTGACTTCTCCCTTTGCGACAAAGGTTGCCGTGTAGGGAATAGGCACTTGCCCACGGTTCGCAACGTTCATGAACTGCGTCTGCATTAGCGAACCGAAGCGATACGTCTTTGAAAAATTGCATGGCAGCCGGAAATATTTCTGAACGCCGGAAAGCGTGGCGCTTGCGCTGTCATCCCTGCACCAATACGGATATGCAGCCAGAAGCGAAAGCTGAAACTGCGCAAGCTGTCGCTTCGGCTCAATCGTCGGCGTTGCTGTCGGATAGACGGACAGATAATAGTCATCCGCATACAGCTTGCCGCCGAGATCGGGACGAACAACGGACAGAAGCTTTTCCTTGTTCTCCGTCTGCATATCGCCGACAAGATAGCCTGTGATCGTGACCGGGCGCGGTTGGATGTTGGTGCTTTGGATCGTCGCGCCTACCTGATCGATGCCCTGCGCCTGTGACAGATTGATGGACAGTGTGTCAATGCCGGAAGGCTTATTGATTAAAAAGCCCCCGGCATAGTCAAACGTGATACTGTCGCCGTTGTCGTTGATGTAGCGGAACAGTTTGGAAAGATTGTTGAAATTCAAATTGCCCACCTCGCCTGTTCAAAGTAAGCCGCCGTTGCGCTCGCAAGCTGAACGGGCGTCTGCGCCGGTGCGTTGATGTACTGATTGATAACAATGCCGTTTCCAGCGCCGCCGTTGCCCTTGCGCCATGCGTCGGCTTCGGATGCAGTCAGCACTGCTTCGCCTTCGTGCAGAATTGCCGGAAAGTTGTTATACGGAATGTAATCAAATCCTTTTGCGCCGGACATACCAGTCTGATCGTATTGTTTACCGCCGCCGCCGCCACCGGTGTTGTTGCCATTGACGTTAACATCGACATTGAGATTGCCGAACAGTCCGTCCCAAATTCCTTTGAACCAGTTTTTCAGCCCCTGCCATGCGTTGGAAATTCCTTCGCGGATTTTGGCCACGACCTGCGAGCCTACACCAACAAGGCTTCCCCACATTTCGCCAATGCCTTCAACAATGGTCGTTATGATCTCACCAGCAGATTTGCCAAGTGCGAAAAGGTTGTCGGCGATGCCGGAAACGATCTGCACGACGATTTCAGCCGCCGACAACAGGAGCTGCGGCGCGGCTGCGATCAGTTCCTGCACCAGCCTTGAAATGATCGTCGGCGCTTGCGCAATCAGAATCGGCAGCGCAGCGATAAGACCTTCCGCCAGCGCGGAAATAAGATCGACCGCCGCATCAACAAGAAGGTTGACATTTTCTACAAGCGTCATCACGATCTGCAAAACGACATCAACGATTGTCGGAATCAGCGTCGGAAGGCTCTGTGAAATGCCCGATGCCAGAGCAAGGACAAGCTGACCGGCAGACGATACGATGATTGGCAAGCTGGAAATAAGCGCAGTAATAAGTGTGTTGATGATCTGCGGCGCACTGCCTGTGATTACCGGCAAAATGGTTGCCAAAATTGACGGCAACTGCTCACCAAGGCTGCTTATCAGCGTTGTGATACTGTCTATAATGCTCGGCAAAAGCTGATTGATAAGCGGCGGGATTTCCGGCGCAAGCTGCGCGACAAGCTGCGATATGCCCGTTGTCAGGCTTGGCAAAATGTCGCCGATTGCCTTTGCGAGAAGTCCGGCAGAATTTACGACCGTACCAACAAGCGCGTCTATGCTGCCTGTTCCGGTCAGCCAGTTATCCCACGCGGCTTTTGTGGATGCAAGACTGCCCTGAATGGTTGTTGCCGCTTCTTGCGCCGTTGTGCCTGTGATTCCCATTTCCGTCTGGACGTCGTGAATAGCGCTGACAATGTCGGCATAACTGTCTATGCTGTATTTTGTCATGTTGCCCTGCGCAGCGTTCAAGGCGTTTGCATCGTCAATCAGACGCTGCATTTCCTCTTTCGTGCCGCCATAGCCGAGCTTCAGGTTGTCCAGCATGGTGTAATTCTGCTTTGCAAAACCGGCATAAGCGTTCTGGATGGATTCCATGCTTGAACCCATCTTGTTTGCGTTGTCCGACATATCAATGACTGCCATGTTGCCGATCTCTGCCGCTTTTTCCGTGTCACCGCCCAAAGACTGAAGCAGGGACGCAGAAAAGCTTGTGACCGTCTCCATGTAGTCATTGGCAGACAGTCCAGCGGTCTTGTAGGCGTTGTTTGCATATTCAAGGACTTTCGCGCTGCTATCCTTGAAAAGCGTTTCCACGCCGCCGACAAGCTGTTCATATTCGGCATAGTTTTCAACCGCTGATTTTGTAAGTGCGGCGATTCCGGTTGCTGCCGCGCCGATTGCTGCAAGAGACGCTTTTCCAATGGTTTTTGCAACAGAACCAAAGAATTTTCCCATCTTTTCACTTGCTTCTTTTGCCTTGCCCGTTGTGTTGTCAAGCTCTCTGTGCGCTTCTTCGTTGTTCACGGCGATTCTGCCGAAAATTTTAAATAATTCCAATGACCTTCACCTTCTTTCCGTGAAGATAAAATAAAAGAAGGCCACCGGAAACGTGACCTTCTATCTTGTGTTGCCCCTCTGGGCATGATTCCACCTATCCGAAAGCTGCATATCTATTGCCGGTGTAAGCTCTCCGACAAGGACGCCGGAATCAAGCCGTACACCATGCGGCATAGACCGTGCAAGGAAATCAATTAAAAGCTGCGTCTGCTCGATGAGCGTTTTTCGGACGCCCTCATTCTCGCCCCTTACCGCTATCCGGACATAATCCAGCAGCGTATCAATGGGCGCTATGGCTTCCGATCCGGCTTCGCCGCCGCCAAGCAACGTATCGCCCACACGCCCGAAGATTGTTGCTTTGTCAAGGATGCCGCCTTCGGCGTTCCACTTGACATTAAAATTCGGAAGCTTGCCTTTTCCGGCGATGCCAAAAGGAGCTTTTCCGCCTGACACGCTGATCTTCGGGATTTTCAAGTTGCTGAAAATCTTTCCGATACTCAAAGGGAAGAAGCCCTTGATTTTGTCAATGGCGTTCTTTACGGCGTCCCGCGCTCCCTCAATCTTGTCAGCAATGGCGTCCTTAATGCTGCCGAAGGTGTTCTTCACCTTGGAAACAGCGCTTTTCAAATCGCCAAACTTGTTTTTGATCCACGTGACCGCTGACGATGTTGCCGACTTGATTTTCTCCCACATCTTCAGCCAGAAGTTGCGGAAGCCCTCGTTGTTTTTCCAAAGGTACACGAAAGCCGCCACAAGGCCGATAATAAGCGAGACAATAAGCCCGATTATATTTGCCTTCATTGCCAGATTCAACGCCTTCACGCCGCCTGTGACAAGCTTCAGCGCGGTCGTGGCCTTGCTCATTATGCTGCCCCACTTCAGCACAAGGACAAACCCGGAAACCGTGACCGTTGCCGCAAGGATACCCGCTGCCCACGCCTGCACGGTGCTTTTGTTCTGCTTGAACAATTTAATCATGTCCTTTATTTTCGTTATAAAGGATTGGAGCAGGGGAACAGCAGCGGCAACCATTTCAGCGGTCTTATTCTTGATAGCGGTCAAAATAGGTTCGCCGACGCGCCCAAGCTCGGCAAAGGCAGACGATAGCATTTCATTGGCTCTATTTGCCGCCATAACGTCTTTATTCGTCTCTTTGTACTGCTCGGACGCTTTCTTATATGTGCCGTTCAGCGTGTCCATAATGAGCTTCTGGCGCTCCTGCTCGGTGCTGCAAGCGTCAAGTTTTGCCTGAAACTCTTCTTCTCCGATTCCTGCCCAGTTCAGCGCATCGACAAGGCCGCCTGTAAGCTGTCCGGTTTTCGCGGTCTCGTTAGCCGCTTCTGTCAAGCCCTCAATGGGCAAGCTGTCCCCGAACGTAGCAAAGACGCCGGTGCAAATGTCCGTCCATGTCTGCAAATCCTTTTCGTTATCCGTCATTACGGCAAGATGGTTTGCAGCTTCAACCGATACGTCCGTATCGCCAAGGACGGCTTGCAAGTCCTGATACGTCTTTTTTGCCGCTTCGGAAGAATGTCCGTTCGTGACAAAGGCCGTGTCAAGCTTGCCCATTTCGGTTCTATATTCTCTGGAACTTTCGATTGCTGCTATCCATGCGCCGCCCAAAGCAGCACCGGCAGTCAGCACGGATTTTCCGATTTTCAGCGCAGATTCGCCGATCTTCTTAAAAGACGAATCGGTTTTCTTGCTTCCGGCTTCCGCCTTGTTCGCGGTATCGTCAATGGCTTCTTTCGCCTGTGCGTTGTCAACGGCAATCGTGCCGAGCAGCTTGAAAAGTTCCATGTTGCTATCCCCCTAATTGAAATAGGGCAGATAGGGGCTGCATTATGCGTCAGGTGGCACAAAATCCATTTCCATTGTGTGCTTCACAATGGCGGCAAGATCTTCTTTCGTTGCGGTTTTCGGCGGCTGACGGTTCATTGCATCGCGGCATTCGGCGTAAGAGCGTTCAAAATCCTTGTGCAGCCAAAATTCCCACGTTGCCTTTTCTTCAAGCTCTTCGTTTCGGATGTCCACAAGCTCTGAAATGAATTCGTCAAGCCGTCCTGTCTTTATCATTTGATCCAGAAGGATCAACGGGCTTGAATAGCGCTGAAACAGCAGGTCAATAAACCGGATGTCGTTTAGCGAAACAGCCCGGCAACATCCCCGAAAAAATCCTTGAATTCCTCTTTCTTGACCACATCAACGATCATCGAAAGGAAAACGTTCATCGGCAGCGCGGCAATCTCTTTCTTGCTCATGCCGGACAGTCCGGAAAGAAGTTGATAGATATCATCCTTGCACCTCGGAACGTTGGCAATGATGACGGACGCCACATCGACCGCAACCATCAGCCCCAGCGCCGTGGTATCGATCTCCGCGCCCTCTGCGCCATCTTCTTTTTCGGCGGTCATGCCGCGAATTGCCGTGCGCAGCTCTTCCGATTCAAAGCAGCCCTTGAATTCCTTCAGCCCGATCCCGGAAATGATCTTCAGCATCGGGAAAACATCTTCGGCGGTCAGTCCGCGCAGCGTGTATGTTTTTTCGGTCATGTATTAAAACCCCTTCAGAATTTTTATAGGATGTTGAAAAAAGGCAGGGGAGACCCCTGCCTTTCCGTTTAAGTAGCCTTCGGATAGTAGATATGCCAAGGCAGCTTGTCCAGCTCGCCGGTCAGCTCGGCATAGCACTCGAAGGTATACTTGCCGACAGCGCCTTCCTTGTTCTTGCCTTCCTGCTCAAAGCCGGACGTAACAAGGGCATTATCCAGAATGGCGATGATGTTTTCGCCTTCCAGCGTCTTTCCGACAAAGGCGATATTTTCCCAATAGTCGCCAGTGGCGATGTTGGACTTGCTTTCGATAACATCATACTTCGCAACGTCAGCGGAAGTGCCTTCCGTGCCGAACGTTGCCGCCTTGATGATGTCTTTCGTCAGCTCAATGAAGTTGACTTCCATGCTTGCGGTCTCACCGGTCTTGGCGGCAAGTCCCTTCGCCTTCACAAGAACGCCGTCAACCTCAATGTTGGTGATCTCCGGGATAATTGAAAGCTTAGAGCCGCCGGAAGTAGCGCCGACAAGGGACGCTTCAAAGTTCCACGCATTGGATGTATATTTCAGCCCCTTGTGGATCGTGCCAGCACCGAAAAGAATGTTTTTCGGCGTGTTTTCGGTCACGCCGTGTTTTCCTGCAATAGCCATATTATTTCACACTCCATTCCTGCACGGATAGATTGATCTGGACGCTCTTCAGCTCGGCGTCCTCTTTCGGGATAATCAAGGCTGAATCATAAAAAATGACCACGGCTGAACCATCGTCAGCCATGACCGTTTTTCCGCTCACCTTGTTAAAATAGGATTCAATTTTTGCTTTTGCCGTTTCAAGTTCAAGCCACGATCCCCGGTGAAAGCCTGTCAGCATGATCGTTGCCGTCTGCTGTCCGTCCTCATTCATCGGCGGGCTTTCGATGTACTCCCCCACGAAATAAGGATAGACGATCTTTCCGGCAGCGTTCCCGGCATAAGAGCCGAAGCCGTAGGCAATACCAAGGGATTTCATGGCGGAAGAAACGATTTCAAGCGATTTCGTTGTCATGTGCCCAGCTCCTTAAAGATTTCCTTCGCCCGGCGGATGATCGCAGCTTTCGTTCCTTCAAACGCCCTCTGAAGCGTCCGGTTAGGCGTTTTGCCTTTTGTGTGATGCCAATTCCCGGAATCGTCCTGATACGACCAGCCGCCCTTTCTGCCGTCCCCGTGGGCGGCATATTCGCCCGTTCCGAACTCTTCCCAAACGGCATTTTCCAGCGGACTTCCGACTTTAGCTTCTTTCGCCGATTCATTCACTTGATGATTCCATGAGCCTTTCAACTGTCCGCTGGCGACGCGGGAATTTCGCCTTGCGGCTGATTCGATTTCTGACGCGGCTTCTTCAAGGAACTGAACGGTTTTTTCATCGAGTGCTTCATTTACCTGAATGCTGAAATCCTGAAATTGCACAGACATTTTACTGACCCCCGGTAAACTTCAGATAGATTTCAAGCTGCGATCCGCTGCCCATCTCCATAGGATTATCAATCAGAAGCACGTCATAGACTTTGCTGTTGATAACCATCCGGGAATTTTCCGCAGCGATGCCGGACGCGAGCGCCACATAGTCAGCAATGAAAACGTGCGTTGATTCCTGAAGCTTGGCATTGTAGGTCGTATATTTGCTGTCACCGGCAGACAGGTCAAGCCAGCCTTTCAGCGTTTGGGCGTCTGCCCATGTCTTGACCTGTTCGCCAATGGCGTTCTGTGCGGTTGTGGCGGTCTGAATGACCGCTGTGATATTGCCGCCTATGCCTTTCATACTCTCAACCCCTGTCCAAAGCGAGCCTTCATATAAGGCTTCAGGAAGCCCAGCAGGGATTTAGGAAAGCCCATGGTGGAATTATCCCCGTCCATGTTGAAATACGTCACAGAATGGCGGCTGATCGTCTCTGACTGGACGCCTACCTTGTCGCCGTTGTCGAGCTGCCATTTCAGCATGTTTGCAACGCCAAGCTTGATGTCCATTGGATAGACAACCTTCGTGATGACAACGCCGCTTTCGTCAAACAGTTCTTCCTTGACCGTAATAATGCCGCCCGAAGATGTTCTGACGTTGACAAGCCCGGCGTTCAACTCGGATTCCGTAATCTGCAACGTGTCTCCGGCTTTGAAGGGATTGTTTGCCGCAGTCACAAGCTGATGACCGGAAGAAGCGGCCACAGCAACCGCCCGGAAAGCGCGGACTTGGAAGTTGTTGTTGGTATATGCCCGGATGAGCAGTTCAAGCGCTGAAAGACGTGCTTCCAGCGCCTGATCCGTTTCATCCGTTGTGACGAACTGCCGCAGTTCGGCAACGGTCATAATCATAAGGTTTCAGCCCCTTACTTCTTGAACTTCGCAAGAACGACCTTGGAAGTGTTGGACAGCGCGACGGCGTAATGCTTGTCAACGGAAATGTCCGTCTTGCGGGCAAGGCTCACGCGGTCAGTCTCAACGTTGGTGTCGCGCTTGAGATAGATCGTGATCGCGGCGGCGTCGTCCTCGGTTTCCGCGTCGTTGTTCAGCTTGACGATAGGGCAAGCGTAGCAGTCAGTCTGACTGCCGGTTTCTCCAACCTTCACAACGGGGACTTTCTTAGACGGAACAACGCGGCAGTTGGCGATCATGCCGATCTCGCCGGTAAGGATAATGCCCGCCTTGTACTTATCGGCGCTGATGAAGTCGGAATCCTTGCGAAGATGCGTGACCTGCTTCGGATGGACAAAAATAACCTTCTCGCTGTTGACCTCTTCCTCAAAAAGATCAATGGCGTCAACGATTCCGGAATACTTGATCGCGGCTGCGCTGCCGTCATAGGTGAGCTGCGCACCCTGAAGCGCGGTCATGGCGTCGTTGTCCACCTTGGAAGCAATGGACTTCGCAAGCTGGTTGTTGGTTTCGCCGACGGGATTGCCGTAACCGGAAAGAACGGCTTCGTCCGTCAGCTCAACGGCCTTCATCGCCTTTTTGACGGTGACGGTCGTGGTGGAAGCGGTCAGCTTCACGGTTTCGGCGGCGACACCTTCGGCAATGTCGGCAGCATCGCCGATGTAGGCGTACTGCGGCACGGTAACGGTGTTGCCGGGAATGCCGACAAGCGTGGTGTCGATCTTCGCAAAGGGCGCGACAACAATCTTATTGGCAATTTTCGCGGAAATCATATCCGCCATGACCTGCGGATTAATCAGGTCAGAAAGTTTGGTGGTCTGGTTTGCCATAGTTTAAATCATCCTCTCAAATTAATTTTTTGTAAGCTCTGCGTATGCAGTGGGATTCTCGTTGAACAGTTTCAGGCGTTCCTGATAGCCCATTTTGGCGAAGTCTTCCTTCGTCACGGAATCACCGCCGCCCTGATTGTCGGGCAGCTTGTTTTCGATAACCTTCTTGTTGCCGGAAGATTCAAACTGTGCCGGGAACTGCGTTTTCAGACCGGCCAGCTTGTCATCCATGCCCTTGACTTTGCCGTTTTCGTCAAGCGTCAGCTCTTCCGGCTTGTACTTTTCGCGCAGCTTGAACGCCAGATATTCAGGATCGACCGCCTTTGCGTCACGAAGAGCAAGCTGGATCGCGTTTTCAAGCTTCGTCTTTTCAAGCTCTGCCTGAAGCTGCTGCACCTGCGTTTCATAACCGGTGATCTTACCCTGAAGCTCTTCATTGCCTTTCGTGCCTTTCTTCAGCTCGGCAATCAGGCCGTTGGCCGTGTTAAGCTCGGCGGCCTTGCCGTCAAGCTGTGCCTGAAGCGCGTCATATTTGCCCTTGCCGACATACTCACCGCCGCCAAGATTGGCAAGCTTGATCTGCTTGTCCTTGTTGGCTTCGCTGCCGTTGTAGGCGTTGACCGCCGTTTCAAACTGCTTGAAAAGCTCTTCGCCCAAAATCTCTTTCAGAAATTCCATTGTGTATACCTTCCTTTGTCGTTGTTTTTAATCGCGGTGTCACCGCAGACAAGCGCCTGTTTAAGCGTCCGGCGCAAGGACGATCTTGAACGGTTTAAACGTCTCGTTCAGGACTATGAAAAAAGCAGCTATTCGGAATTTCCGAACAACTGCTTTAATCTGTTTTTTCGGTCAGCCGATCAGGGCTTTCCATGTGTCGCTTCCGACTTCTCCGTCAGAAAGAATCTTTGCCGCCGTCTGAAAAGATTTGACCGCGCTTTCGGTTTTCTCCCCGAAGCTGCCGTCAACATCCACGGACATTCCGCGAAAGACCAAAAGCGTTTGCAGAGCCTTTACAGAAAGCCCCGTGTGCCATCTTTTCAGCAGGGGAAGGGTAACGGTGCAGGTTTCCGCTGCGCCGCTTGTGGGCGCTTCTGCGGCTTCTCCGGCAGCACCGGGAATCTTCAGCACCTGCCCTGCGTGGATAAGCTCGGAAGCCAGTCCGTTCAGCGTTTTTATTTCTTTCCAGCGCGTCCCGTCGCCGAGCTGATTTGCCGCGATGCTCCAAAGGGAATCCCCGGCCTTGACGGTGTAGGTCTTGCCCGTGCTGCCGGTTTCCTTGATCGCCGAAGAAGCGGTGTTCCCTGCGCCTGTATAGCGCAAAATGTTTGTCCACGGGAAATTTCGATAACGGCGCTTCAGGAACTCGCCCCCGGTCTGATCTCCCGGTTTACCGCCTGTGATGCCGCCTTTTTCGTTGCCGGACGCTTCGACTTCATAGCCGTTGCCGCAATACATAGCGGTATGGTGTGTTACGTTCAAAAGCACATCACCGCGGACAAGGCCGCTGCCGGTGGAAAGGTTGATTTTGCTTGTTACATCTTCAAAGCCGCAGCGCTTGAAAACCGCAAGCATGTTGCCGGTATATGTCGCGCCGTTGCTCTTGACCGGCACACCGGCGTTTTCCCACGCCTGAATTACAGCGGCAGAACAGTCATAATCTCCGTATTCTCCCCATCTGTAACGCTGGTCGTAACCGTGGGCGGGATCGTCCGCCCACGATTCCATTTGAGATATCGCCTTTTCAATTACGCTCATTCGGCGTCAGTCCCTTCGTCCTCTTCCGGGCACTCTTCCGGGATACCGGCAAGGGAAGTCAGCAGCGAAAGAACACCGGCCAGCAGGGAAGCGCTGCCCACCATGAGCCAGTTTACTTCCGACATCACAGCGGACGTGCCGATGGTAGCAACGGCAGTCTGCGCAACGGTCTTCAGCGCACGGATGCCCGCCGCCTTGATCCAGTTCTTCCAACATCTTTTCATTGTTTTTCCACCTTTCTTAATTTTATTTTTGGTATGAAAAAAGGGCTTGCGATTCCGCAAACCCTTGATACCACTATGATTTTTTACTTGCCTGTAGCTTGCAAGTTGGTATCAACTTGCAACCAACTTGCGACTATCTTAAAACTAAATGGCATAGAAAAAGCACCGTGCGGATGCATGGTGCTTTTATTTTTCTTTTAGGCGTGGATATTTTTCAAGCAGTCTTTCAAGCCTTTCTTTTTCTTCCTTCGTAGGCTCGGTAATTCTTTCAGGCAAAGGGCGGTCATATTCACCGTCAACACGTTTATCGCGCATAGTGGACATTTAATCAACCCCTTCCAAAATAGTATACTTCAATCCATGCTCATCATATACCACTTGCGAAGCTCTGTCAATATCCCAGCCCATTCTATAAAGGAATTCTATATCATCTGCTATCTGATCGGCCAACTTTGCGGATATTTCAGAATCCCTGTTGATGTAAGAATACACTTGACCATTATGTCCGACAACAATTCCTATTGCATATTTGTTTTCAAAGGCTTTTCTGAAATCATCTATGCTTGGCGGTGTACCGTGTGGATGGTTGTGAACAGCAATGACCAGCGTGTTGTTCCGTGCTACGTCTGCCAATGCCTTTTTGAATTCATCAGAATAATTGATGCCAAACCTTGAAACGCTGTCGGTGACCTTAGAAATAACATCCCCGTCCATGCTCAATAAATACATATCTTCATGTTCGGTGCCGTCACAATGCTTCAGCATGGTCTTAGATATATCATAAACGGCATTGTTGGCCTTTGGATTGTTTGTAATCCGAGAGAACTTATTTTCAAAGCTCTTAGAATTTATATAACCAAAGTCAACGTCAATCGCATTATCGCCATATCTGACGCCAAACTGTTTTTCGCTTTCTTCAGCCGCCGTAAGATATTTCTGCTTGTATTCTTCAAAATTTTTCGTTTTGTCAAGCCCGAAGTATTCAGCGCGGTCTTTGAGCGTTTGCAGCTCTTCTTCGCCGAGCGCCCACCGCGCCCGTGTGTTGGACGTGCAGCGGCAGTTTACCACTTCGGCAGCGCTGCCGTTGGGATCGCCGGGGAACATCAAGCCATTAGAGAACTTTTCGTCCAGCTCCCGAATCTCGCCGTCAACGCGCCTGTGGGAATCTCTTGTGCGCCCGTCAAGCGCGGCGTCCCATTGCTTCACAACGTCTGCGCCCTTGGCTTTTGCGGCATACTGCGCATCGCGAGAAGATGTCTGCTGTATTCTGTGGCCTTCTGTCCGGGCGATTGTCTTTGCTCTGGACAGCGGAGCGCCGGACACATTGCCGATGTTCCGGGCAATGTCACGATAGGGGAGAGAAGAAGCAATGCCCCGGCTGATCTCCTGCGTGATCGTCTTTTTGAGCTTGGCAACGTCCACACCCAGCGCATTATAAAGGCCATTGCTGACCTTGGAATCCGTCAGAATAGCCTTGACTGCTGCGGCCTGATCTATCGGCGCGATGACCGGGACGCCCTGCTTTGCTATGTCGTACATCGTGCCGATGTATCCGTCATCGTAGCAGCCTTTTAGATAGCCTTCAATCGTGGCGTAGTTGTCTCCGTGTAGCTTGTCCAGAATGCCGCTGACCTGCCCTTTTAAAATCTCTTGGTACTGGCGTTGGTAGACTTTTGACCTTTTTTGCGATTGCAGCAGCGCTCTTGCAGCGTCATCAAGGCCGTCCTGCGAAAGCGCCTGATCCAGAAGGTCAATGTCAGCCTGAAAGCCCTTGACCTTTTCGTTGATGTCTCGCAGCGCTCGTGCGTACTGCGCTTCAAGCTCATTCAGAGCCGATTCTTCCGAATCAAGAAGGGACTGCTGGACTTCCTTTTCCCATCGATTCACACTTCATCACCTTCCGGCACAATGCCATTCAGCGCGGTCTTGGCTGCCGCTGTCGGATCATCTTCCGGCGTGGGCAGCTTGTCCTTTACATCGTCATAGTCCAATTCAAGCGCTTCGCAGATAAGCTGCATGGTCAATTCCTGCCCAAGCTGCGCGGACGTGTTCAGGATCGTCGTGATCTTTGTCTGCTGCTCCTGCGCTTTGGTTAGGTCAATCTGCGCGTTTTCCTGCGCATTGGTGATAATCTCGCGCTCAAAGTCGAAATAGACGTCTTTCTGTTCATAGTCCGTGTTCTGCGTGTCGTTGATTTCTTTCAACACCAGCTTCAGCAGCTTCCGCATGAACTGAAGAAGGAACGGCTGCAAGCCGTCACACTTCAGATCAAGGTTTGCATAGGCGCTCTTGATCGCAATGGACGTGGTGGCGCTGGTGTCCTTCAGCGCTTCCGTGTTCACGCCTTGACCAAAACGGAAGATGTTCTTTTCATCCACTTCCATCTTCGTTTTTCGCGCTTCAACGGGAATGTCAACGGTCTTGATGTCAATGCCGCCTTCATCGTCAACGCCGATATGCTTCTTGGCCTTGATGTTCACCATCAGCTCATCCAGATTGTCCCCTTGGAAGCCGCGCACTACATACAGCGCTTCATTTGTGTCCTGAATGTTGTTGGAAAGCCCGGCGTTCATGAGATCGTAATCATCAATCAGGTCTTTGATGGGCTTCAGGCCGCTGATCTGCTTTTTGCCGTTGTCCAGACGGAAGAAGGGGATGACGCCGTAATCTTCGTAATAGGTGGAATCATCGCCGTCTTTCTTGAAGATGATATGCGGACGCGGATTGATGCCGACAGAATCATCCTTCACGATTGAGCCTTCATCTTCCTGAACATAAAAATAGGTCTGGGCTTTGTCCCAAACCTGAATGCGCTTGATCTTCTTGTTATCCTTGCCGATACGGTCAATGTACCAATAGATGACATAGGCACATTTATCTTCGGTTTCCTTTTCTCTAACTTCCACAACGCCGATGCTGTCAGCCGTCTGGAAAGCCGTCCTGTCGCTTTCGTCCTTGTAGGCATACATATACGCAAAGCCCGTGGAAACAGCGCCTACAAGCAATTCTGACAGCTCTGCAACAAAGTTTTCGTTTTCGTTGAAGTAGGCGTCAAGCTCTGTTTGAAGCTCCGGAATATCCGACTTCACAAAGCCGTCGTGACCGGAAAGCATATACTGTGCCTGTTGATCCACCAGCAGCCGGAAGAACGGATGACTGATCTTGATGTTGGATTTCGTCTTATCTTCTTTCAGGTTGCCGTCCGCATCAATGTAAAAGATTCTGTAATTGTTTATGTCGTGTTCGCCTTCGTAGTAGCGAAGGCCTGTTCTTGCAAGCTTCTTCTTGGTGCTGTTCGTGTCCCGGTCAATGAAGCTTTTGATTTCGTCAATGGAAAGCATGGTTTTTCACCTTCCTTTTTTACTGAAGACCGATTTTCAGCAGGACATAGCCGACCATTGCGGCGACGGCAAGAAGGATGACCTTTTCGACCACCATTTCCCAGCGTCTGCCATCCCTGCCCATGATCTTCTTTACATCGCTTTTTATCTCGGCAACATCCGCTTTAATGTGCGTCTGCTCGGACGCCATGACAGCGACGGTCTTGATCGTTTCGATCATTTCTTCCTGCTTTTTGTATAGCTCATCGATTCTGTGCGTGTTGGATTTAGATCGTTCTTCCACGGCGGTCAGCCTTCTTCCGTATTCGTCCATATTGTGGCACTCACTTTCAATTTTTCAAATCTATGATTAAGTCAGCCATCTTTTAACCTTGCGCCAGCCTTCGACGCCGTAACGCAACGCTGCCATTGCGTCATCTTGGAATGGGACAGGCTCATCAAGATATTCGCCTGACTTATCATCTTTTTTCCATTTCCATTGCTGCAATTCCTTGATGGTGTTCACGCAATGCGGATGGACATATATTTTTCGCTGCTTCAGCCAGTCGATTTGCGCCTTGACGCTTCCGGCGCTGCCGCCCTTGTCCACGCCACGGGCGCGGAAACCGGCTTTCTGCCACATCTTAATGCGGTCAGGCTCGGCGCTGTCGCACCACATCTGTTTATTCCGTGGAATGCTGGCTGCAAGCTGGATGATCTCTGCTGTGTCCTTTTCAAAGACGTAGATTTCAGACAGTATGGAAATGTCATCGTCCTTGATGCCCAGCAGCAGGATTGCGTTGGCGTGGTTGAAGCCGAAGTCCTGCCCGATTGCTATATCATCGTAATCATTCAGATTCAGGCTGACTCCTTTGATCTCCCAGTTGTGAAGGATCAGACCGCCGATCTCGCCCCATTCGCCCAAGCCATAGATTCTATAGCCTTCGGGATCGACAAGGCGTCGGCGCTCCATTCTGGCGCGGTATGCTTCGTCAATGAAGCGGTTCATCTGGTATGTGCTGTGGTGTGTCAGTACGTTCGGATCGGGAATGTCAAAAAAGACCTTCTTGATCCAGTGATTCTTATTCACCGGATTGAATGTCATCCGGATTTGATAAAACTGTCCGGGCGGCAGCTCGCCGCGCAGACGGTCATCTATGATTTCAACGTCGGCCTGTGTCAGCTCGGTTGCTTCCTCGCACCAAACGTCCGTCAGCTTGCCGCGCTGGAAGGTGATGGACTTCAGCTTTTCGCGCTGCTTGTCATCGTTCATTCCACGGAAGATGATCTGGTTGCCGTTGGCCTTGCAGGTGAGCTTCAGCGGCGACATATTAATTTGCCAATACCGTTCTGCCTGATCGCCAAACATCCGGTATATAGCGCCTGTAAGCTCTGCAAAGGTGCTGTCACGGTTCGTTATGTCGGACTTGCGGATGCATACCAGATTCCGGCCTTTGTCCTGCATCAGCCGCAGGATGTAATTCTGCGCCGTGTCAACACTCTTTCCTGATCCGGCGCTGCCTTTCATGACGATATAGCGCTTTGTGCTGCGGTCAACCTCTTTGAAACATGGATTTGCTTGAACGTTTATATTCACAAAGCATCAGCCGCCTTGAACGCTTCAAGCAGCTTCGGAAACTGGATAGCAAAGAAATCAACCATTTCCTCATTCTGCGCCCACTCGGAATTTTCAGCCAAGCCGGATTCAAAAAGAAAGGCATGAATGATTTCATGCCGTTTGACCTTGTTTATTTGAATCTGCAAGTTCCGCTTGCTGTTCGGTTCATCGCGGTGCTGTTCGTAGGTTTCGACAAGCATTTCTTTCGTTGTTTCGTCTGTGATTCCGTCAAAGCCGGTCAACCGTGCTTCCCTTGCTTCGCTGCACATCGTCAGCGTGTATTCCGTCCCAAGGACGTTAATCTTCATTGTAAACCACCTTTTCAAGCCGTTCGCATTTTCTTTCTGCGCATCTGTGCGTTTCGAGCAATCCGACTGTAAGCCAAGCCTGATAATGCTTGCAGTATGCAGCAGGGAAGAAAGAGTAATTGCCGTCAATCAGAACGTGCTTTTCTTTCTGCCTTTTCGGACGTGCTTTTTTGCGCTCATATCTTCGCTTCATTTGCGCTTTTCGGTTGCCCTTGCCGTGGTTGCTCATCCGTCATCACCGTAATCCACCGTGATGTTTAAATCCATGTCAACGGTCTGCTCCACTTTATCCGTGAAGATTCCGTGCGCTTTTCCGAGAAGTTCAGCGGCTTTCAAACGCTCTTTTTCATCTGGCGCTTTTTCCATTTCCCGCGCTTCGCTCATATAATCGCCGATATTCTCCACAACCACGACAGAAGAACGGGATTGACCGCGAATCACGGAAGTCAGGTATTTCAGGACTTCGTTCTGATCCGCTATCAGCTCTTTTTCCTTCTCATCCATGCGCTGCTGGATGTACTCTTTCACGGCAGGTTTAAGCAAGTTTTCTTGCCCTATAACTCTTGCGGTTTTTTTGGAATATCCGGCTCTGATTGCGGCCTGTGTCGCGTTCAGGTCAATCAGATATTCATCACAAAAGCGCTGCTGTTTCGCTGTCAGCTTTGCCACAATCATCACCGCCTTTCATGGCATAATAAAAGCCAGCCGGGGAAAGGAGCAAAACCCGGCTGGCTAATCGCCATCTGTATAATTTTTCTACAATAACAATATCACATTTCAACTATCAATTTCTATCAACTGCTGTAATTATTTTCGGATTTTTTCAGGATTTCTTCCACCGCCTGAAGCGCTTTGCCGTGAATGCTCCACGTCCATTGATAGGATTTGCCGATTTCAAACGCGATTTGCTCCCATGTTTTAAATGCTATGTACCGCTTGCAAAGAACCTCGTGCATTTGTGTGTCCGTTACTTTGTCGATTGTGCCGACCACGGAATTTCTTGCATCTACAAGGGAATCAATCTCGCGGTTGATCTCCGCTTCAAGGTCAATGAGCTTTGCCATTGCGTCCGTAAGCTTGTCTTGTCCACCGCTGCCGGAAGAAGGAACGTCCCGCAGCGTGGGCGTGACCTTTGTCATCATCGCCTTCAGCCGATCACGTTCTTCCAGCTTGGCGTTGATCCGGGAATCGTAACGCCTGATCTGCGAAAGGTATTTCTTCACGTCTGTCATTCAATCACCGTCCTTTTTGCAAAACCATATACTGCCCGTATGTAAGTCCCATGGCGTTTGCCTTCCGTGCGACTTCGGAAAGCGTGTTGTGCCTTGGTTTTGTCTGCGCGTTCAGCTTGTTCATTCTGTGTCATCCTTTCTCTGATAGCAATTCAGCAGCGGGTCTGTCGTTTCGCAGAAGCAGCAGGGCTTTCCGTCCGCAGCGCTCGGTGGGTAGTGGATGCAGGATTCACAGCTCATTTCACGCCCTCCGTGCGAGGCAAAAGATTTTTTATCTCCCGCATGAGATCGATAGCCCCGCTTATTGCAGAAATGTTTGTTATTCTGCTCCCGCCCAAATCGGTCTTTGCCCACTCTACAAATCTCGCAATGTCCCGCGTTGCAATTCGACCGATTTCTTTGGTAGTCCACCTATAATCGTCTGAGTTTTTAGGCGGAGGATTCTTGCCTATCAGCCACCAATCTTTCCCATATCTACGTTGTAGCTCAAAATAGACATAATCGTCGTAATTGATTTCAACTGTTCGGATTTCGTACCAATCGAGTGCCGGCATTGTGTATTCAAAGCGGAAAGGTTCTTTTCTTATGTCATTCATTCCGCACCGTCCATTCTTGCACCGCAGTTTGGGCAGTATCGCATTTTTAGGTTCGTAAAATCCATGGCCTTCACGTCCCCTTGCCCGCATTCGGAGCATTCATAATCGCCGTATTTCTTATTCAACGCCCACCGCCCATGCCGTACCGGTGCAACATCGGCGGCGGCAATTTGAAGAACATCATGCACCGCAAGCGCCAGCAGTCGATTTTGGGCAACGCTGTTATTTGGGCCGTACTGCCTCTGTATCGCCTTAATCGCCGCTTCGCGTTCGATGTATTCAGCCATTGTCCGCACACCCTTTCACTCTTGTCCAGTTAATTTCCATGTGGACTTTTCCACCGGAAAGAATAAGCCCGACTGTTTTCAGGATATCGGCAACATTGCCGGTGAACGCCAAACTTCCGGCTTCCGGGATTTCGCCGAACGAACAGGCGACCGTTTCAGGCTCTTTCTCTCTGATCTTGACAACAGGCGTCTCTTCTTCCGGCTCATCTTCCACCGGGATTTCTTCGGCGATCTCAACCGGAACAGGTGTTGCTTTGTTTATGAATGATTTCCACCCGGCTTCATCCCACGGGCGCGATCTTCCACGATGGGCGCCGATGCTCAACCCAAGTTCGGCGGTCTTGTCATAGAAATAGTGTCGGTCAATTTCGAGCATTGCGGCTATCCTCGAATCAGGAACATCAAACTTTTCCCGAAGCAGCTTTATGTAGGTTTTTTTGATGTCATCCGGCAGCGCTTTAAACTCTGCCCACGTCATAGGCTCATTCAGTTTGTAGGAAACAATTTCACCGTTCATTGCATCCAATTCCTTTCTTGTCATATAGTCGGACGGGAATTTGACTTTCCTGCCCTTGCCGACTTTCTTGTTGTATGCTCCCCGTGCGGTTCGCTTTTTCTCCGCGCAGTCTGTCACGAACAGATATTTTTCATCCGTCATCCGGTTTCGCCCCCGATCTTCAAAATTTCGCCGTCCATGCCTTTAAGCTGGATGCCCTTGATTGCTTCCTGAAGCGGAAGCGCAAGCTGTTTCTGCTCCTGCTCACGCTTCGCCATGATTTCATAGCAGCCACGGAAGGCGGCGCGGTCTGCAACGGCATTTTCCGAAGTGCAAAGGTTTCTCCATCCCATCTTCAGAACGCAGCTTGCCGCGATTGGATCAACGCCGTCCAGATATACCATTGCACCTTTTGGATTGTAATAGCCGAACTTCCGGATTGCCGTCAAAACGGCGTCCCATCCGTCCTGCCATGCCCGCGGCTCGCCGTTGACGATCACCGAGCACATTTCCCGAATTTCTGCGATGGACGGAGACCATTTGTTCAGGCTTACCCATTTTCGCAAGCAGGTTATCGCCGTTTCCTGCGGGATGTCTTGCAGCTCTTGATACCACAGTTCCATGGCTTCCTTGTTCGGCAGAATCTGTTCTTTGGGAAAGTACGTCCGAAGCGCAGAAGCGAAAATTCCGAATTCCTGTTTATCCACTTTTTCACTCTCCCTTCGCCCATTCAGCGGCCATGTTGTAGAAATCGTTCAGCTCTTCGGCCTTCGTGTTCTTGCCGGTCTGCCGGTATGTAACGGGCTTATCGTCAAAATTGCCGTCAAGGACTTTCGCCATGTTGGAATCCTTAATCAGCCAGTCAAACGTTGCTGACCAGTTGCTGTTGTTTTTGCCCTTCAGGAAGGACGAAGCTTCCGCCTTTTCAAAAAGCGTCTTGAAATCGTCAAGGGAATAGGTATTCAGCCGGGCTTTGATCGCCTTTTTCCGGGCGTCGGAAAGAGCTTTTACCGAAGGAAAAGAAACGCAGATGGAATTGAAGGCGGCAACGATGCCCTTATAATCTATCTTATCTCTTTCTTTTTCTTCTTCTCTTTCTTCTTCTATATCTTCTTCTGCATCATCTACAAGATATCTCGTAGAATCTACAGTAGATTCTACAGTAGCAGGAATTTCTTTCTTTTTGGCTCTCCATCTGGCTTGCGCAAGGCGCTTGCTTTCCCTGATTTTGTCCATGCCTTCAATGTTCTGGTGTTCTGACCAGCCGGTAACGGCAAGGAAGCCGTCACCGTTGGTCTGGATCATGCCGAGCTGTTCAAGAACGGTCAAGGCAAGCTGCACAGTGCTTTCTTCAAAATCAAGCTCATCCGCAAGCATTTTCGGCGTGTACGGAATGTTTTCCGTCAGAAAGATCATGCCCCCGGAATTGCAGCGTCCGGCCAAAGTCAGAAGCATCACCCATATCAGGACAATGCTGTTTCCGTCCGGAAGCCGCCGAAGATGCTTGATTTTCCGGTTGTCAAACATATCCGTTGTGATCTTGATCCACTTTACATCAGCCACACGTTCCAACCACCTTCAGGGAATACCGGGCAAAGCTTGTCAGTTCGCCGTAGCGGTTTTTTCCGCTGACCATTTCTTTTTCAATGGGGACGCCCATCTGCTTCAGGTCAGAAATTCGGGAAGCCAGACGCATGATTCCGTATTCCTGCATTGCTTCAAGGCTTGTGATGCTGCCGTAATCTTCAAGATGCCGCTGAATGCGTTCGCATTGTGTCATGTTGTCAGCCCCTTTCATCTTTTGTGTGGGGCGGTCAATGCCGCCCCGTGATAAGTTCGGAATAGGGAAGGGATTCAATCCAGTCGCAGAAAACGTGCCAGTCCGGCAGTCTGTGCGCCCTGCGCTGCTGGTAGATTGTCTTTAACTGCTGATAGTTCGTCACCATTCCTGCCGTGTATTCAAAGCCTGTCGGCAGATTGTAGAGCAGCTTCAGATAGTTTTCCGGCGTTTTGTCTGAAAGATATGCGTCACGGATTTCTTTCACGCGCTGCGCAATTACTGAATCGACATAGCCGTTAAACTGCGCGTCAAGGTCAAAGTTCGCGGCTTTGTGCATCGTGGACTGCGAAGAAACAAAGTCCAAAAAGTGATACCGCTGCGCTTCAACCCACGCTTTAATTGGAAGCGTCAGGTCAAACAGAACAACGATGCCTTTCAAGGCGTTGTCATGTCCTTCGCCCGTGTTGCACGTCAGGCAAGCCTTGATTCCCGGCGTAAGCTCGGAATTGAGCTTTTCAATGTTTACGGCTTTCGGATATTTCGCGGTCTTGATTGCTCTTTCCAGCCCGAAAACTTCAACGTTGCTGATCCTTGCCATCATTACACCCCGCTGCTTCCAAAGCCGTTGCTGCCGCGCTCGGAATCGTCCAGCTTGTCCACGACTTCAAGCGGAAGCTTGATGACCGGCAGGATGACTATCTGCGTGACCTTCGATCCTGCCTTCAGAAGACACGTTTTGCCGCTGTGGTTGTAAAGCTTGGCAATGATGCTGCCGGTGTATCCGGCGTCAATAACGCCTTCGGACGTGATGCCGGACTTGACATTCAGGCCGCTTTTGCTTTTCAGCATGCCGACCATGCCGACCGGAATCTGCATATGTACGCCGGTGTCAATCACGGCAGAGCCGAAGGAAGGAACAACCACGTCATGCGGCGTCCGCAGGTCAAGCCCAGCGTCATCTTCGTGCGCTCTTTCCGGCATATAGCAGCCGGGATCAATGACAACTTTCATTTTCTTTTCTCCTTTCAATGTGCGATCCACGAATAAAGGCAGAGCGTGAAATAGATCACGCCGAGAATGCCGAAGATGATTCCGTACCACTTCCACGCGCCCGGATTTGCCAGCGTGATAAAGTAGAGAATCGACAGCATCATTGCCATGAACAGCGTCGTGAGCAGATACGCTTTGCTTTTGCTTCTCATATCGGATTATTCCTTTCTTTCCTGACCGGCTTCCCATTCGGTGAAAAGCCGCATCCAGTCTTCAAATTCCATCGTCACAAGGATGGATGCATTATTCTTTTTGTGGAACACAGCCGGAAGCTTGTCCGTCCCGGCTGCGTCCCGCTTGGCCTGTGCCATCCAGTCATAGAGCTGCATTCGCTCTTGGTGCTTGGCTTCGATATGGATTCCGGGAAGCCCTACAACGTCCGAAGCGTCCCCGGTGTTGCCGCAGTATTGGGCGGTTCTCCGGGCGTCATAGCCGTATTCACGGAATCGTGAAGCAAGCTGCCGCTCAAACCGTGCGCCCTTCTGTTTGCTGTTTACGGCCACTGAAAAGCCCCCCATCAGAACGGAAGATGTCCGTCCGTTTCTTCGATTTCCGTGAAGCCCTGATCCGGAGCGGGATAGCTGCCGGAATCGGCAGACCGCTTGCTTTCGCAGAATTCATGCCGGTCAACAATGATGTCCGTGGTGTAGTGCTTCACGCCGTCCTTCTCATAGCTGCCGGTCTGGATACGGCCTTCAATGGCAATCTTCATGCCTTTTCGCAGGTACTTTTCCGCAAACTCTCCGGTCTTGCCCCATGCCGTGCAGTTGATGAAGTCCGCTTCCGGCTGACCTTCGGTTTTCACGTTGCGGTCAACCGCCATACGATAGGAAGCAACGGTCTTGCCGGAATTGGTCTGCCGGATTTCAGGATCAACCGTCAGGCGACCGATAAGAATCACTTTATTCATTGGTATCACCGCCGAAAAGCGCCGCCTGTACGTCACCGGCGTCCGTCTGTTCCTGCACCACTTCAGCCGTTGCTTCAATGGTATCCGGATCATTTTCAACGTAGTCTTTCGTCCCGTCCTCGTTGATGACCGCCATATCTGCATCAATAGCGGAAGCCATTTCGATTGACATGATGCCCCATTTGCTGATGAGCTGTCGCAGCATGGTCTTATATGCCATGCCGTCAAAGTCCCTGTACCAGAAAGACGAATACATCCAAGCGTCCTTCGGGTCATAATTTCCGGCAGCAAAATCCGCATACGAAACCTTTTTCTTTTCTCCGTATCTGGTTTTTACCGTTTTTCCGTCCTTGGAAAATGCCGGGCTGTATTTATCAGCGTGGGCAAGCATCTTGTTCTTGCTCCAATAGATAGCCTTTCGGAATCCATTGACATACTCAAACATGGCATAATAGCCGATGGTTTCAGCCGTTTCCCGCTGCTCTTCGTCATCAATCAGCTTGACTTCGATTTCCTCATTCAGAGGATCGAAGCGCACAAGCTCGCCCTTCTTGATTGCAAGGACGTTCAGCTTCTTGTACTGACCGGAACGAATGGCAAGCTGGATATATCCCTTGTAGCCAAGCTGGAACTGCGCCACATTGCCGCGCTCTTTGTCGTTGTAAGGAACCATGTAATACTGTCCGAGCTGCGGAGACGGGGACAGCTTCAGGCTTTCGCCCAGCAGGGCGGCGGAAAGAATGCTCTGATTTGTGCATTCCTGAAGGGCGGGATTCGTCTGAACGGCGCTGATAACCGCGCTGATGAAGCGCTGACCGTCCTTGCCGCCGATGACCTGATTGATACGCTGCTTGACTGCATCGCCGGTGAGATAAGAGCCGATGGTAAGCCGCTTCTGCGATTTCCGAAGACTGTTATTGACTGCCATTTTCATTCATCCTTTCTTAAATAGCCTTGTATTTGATACCGTTCCCGCGAAGCCACGCGCCCAGCGCCTTTGCTTCATCGGTGGAAAGAAGCGCCTGAAAACCGATCCACTGGCGGACAGGCTCAACCGGTGCAGCGTTTTCAATATCTTCGGGATCATTGATATTGGTCAAAACAGGCGGCTTCTCTTCCTGAATCTGCATCTGCGCGTGTTCAGCTTCCCATTTTGCTTTTGCTTCTGCCTGTGCCTTAATCCGGGCGTCTTCTGCGATAGCTGCATTAAGGTCAAGCGTGGTCTTATATTTCTGCATTGCTTCAAAGCCAACGCCCATGCTGTCAAGTG